TCTAAGCCTGACAATGTACAGGCAGTAGTGAGATTTCCTTCTAAAGGTAACTTAATCTTCGTTATGGGGTCTATTACCACAGAAGCATGGTTTGATACAGGTGCTCAGCTATTCCCATACCAACGTAATAACCAATTTAACATTGATTATGGCTGTCTTAGTCCTGCATCAGTAGCTTATATGGATGAACTGGTAGTATGGTTGGCCGCTAATGAGAAATCAGGCCCTATTATTATGTACAGTGATGGAGGAATGCCTAAAAAAATTACTACGGACGGCATTGATTATCTTTTGTCTACGTTCCAAAACCCACAAGATTCACAAGGGTTCTTGTATCGACAAGACGGGCACTTGTTTTACCACATCAATTTCTATTCAGATAACGTGTCCTTGTTCTATGACTTTAATCAAGACAAGTTTTGTCACGCATCAGACCAAAATCTGGACTACTTCATTGCCTCAGAAATAGCCTTTTTCAACAATCAATATTATTTTGTTTCACGAAATAATGGCGAATTATTTTCTTTTGATACAGGTTTTTACACCTATCAAGACACTGATAAAGCAGGAAATGTATTAACTCATGAGATACCACGCATCAGAAGTTGTAAGAATATACGCAGCCCAAGCCAAGATTATTTCATTATCAATGATTATGGGTTCACGATTGAAACGGGTGAGACAGATTACTTACAACAAGACATAGGCGAAATAGTTTTAATAACGCAATGCGGTTGCCCAATAGAAACGGAACCTACAGATTTCTTATTTTTAATTACGCAAGATGGAAATCCTATTATTACTCAGGATGGAGAATACCTGGTAGCTCAAAACTTCTATCTTTTGGATAATGGCAATATTCTGATTGCGCAACAAGATGCGTACATTTACTCAACGCCACGGGTCGATTCGTCTTTGTCATACGATGGCGGCGCAACGTTTGGGCAATCATGGGGATATGATTTAAACCCCATAGGGCAGCGTAGAAACCGTTTAATGTGGTGGCAGGGTGGTCTTAGTAATGACTCGGTGATCCAGTTCCAATTTCATGGCCTAGGACGCTTTGTGGCAACCAATGGCGTTGCCAATATAAGGACTTAATATGCCGTTAACTGAACAAACAAAGCAACCGTCAGCGATATTCCCTGATTACCCGCGTGAAAATCCTATCGTTGATAAAGACGGTAATTTAACTCAGCTTTGGGATTTAGGCCTAAGCTCTTTATTTCAAGCCCTTCAAGATAACTTTAAGAATGAAGGGATTTTATTCCCTCAGTTAACGGCCGCAGAGATTGCAACTATTCAGGCAATATACACTCCTTACATCGGATTCCCTTTGCCGCAGAATGAAACACCAAATAGAAGCCAACTTGTAATACCTGATATCAGTGGCCAAGCTGTTTTTGATAGTACGAATAGAGTTCCAAAAATGTTTATTATTACTTACGATGGCGCAACACCACCAAATATTGTCACGGCAGACTGGAAAACATTCACACTTACTTAAACGCATTATTGGTGTATATTAGTACGAATTAAGACTCAAGATGAGCGCCATTTAGGTGGCAATTTAAAAGGATTTAACATGGCTAATCATGGTTTGTTTGGTTTTGGAAGCGGGATGAATGTCAATCCTGTTGGTGCTGCTGCTGGTATTTTTGGATTAGCAAATCCTGGGAAAAATCCAGCAGATGAAGCCAATAAAATAGTTGGTCAAATACCTGGACAAACATCTGGATACTTTGACCCTTATTCTCAGGCAGGACAACGCCAAATAAAGCCTATGGAAGAAGAGTATCAAAAACTAATTGGTAATCCAGGTCAAAAACTTAATGATATTGGCTCAAATTATCAGCAATCACCGGGCTTTCAATTCGCTTTACAGCAAGCATTACAAGGATCAGGTCATGCTGCCGCAGCTGGTGGGATGGCAGGTTCACCTCAACATGAACAAGAAAACATGGGAATAGCTTCAGGTCTTGCAAGCCAGGATTACAATAATTGGCTAGGTCAAGCCACAGGACTGTATAATACAGGACTGCAAGGCGGTGAAAACTCAATGAATCGCGGATTAAACGCCGGTGACCAGCAAGCCAATATGATAGCCCAAACCTTGGCTCAACAAGGTGCTTATTCTTATAATGGCCAAGCGGCACAAAATAAAGCTCGCAGTGATGCCCTGGGTCAGATTGGCTCTGCATTCTCATTTGGCAATTAATAAGGACAATCATGTCATTTACATTTTATAACCCAAGAAAACTTGATTCTGATGAAGTTAATCCGTATGCGACCATTATGCAGAAAGCTATTGCGAATCATCAGGCAGAAGAGAAGCTTAAAAAGCAACGATTAGAAAACCAATATTATGGGCGCGGCAAAGAGTCTTATATGGCTTTGCAAGCAGCTCAAGCGGGACTTGCAAATGCAAATACTGGTTATGTTGGCGAGCAATCCAAATGGTATGGCCCTATAGCACAATCAGAAATAGGATTGCAAGGCGCGCAAACAAGCCAAGCAAATGCCAATGCTGGATATTTAGGTCAGCAATCCAAATACTATGGGCGAGATATTGAATCACAAATAGCATCTCGAGCCGCTCAAGCGGAACTTGCAAATGCAAATACTGGATATTTAGGTCAGCAGTCCAAATACTATGGGCGAGATATTGAATCACAAATAGCATCTCGAGGCGCTCAAGCGGGACTTGCAAATGCACATACTGGATATTTAGGTCAGCAGTCCAAATACTATGGGCGAGATATTGAATCACAAATAGCATCTCGAGGCGCTCAAGCGGGACTTGCAAATGCACATACTGGATATTTAGGTCAGCAGTCCAAATACTATGGGCGAGATATTGAATCACAAATAGCATCTCGAGCCGCTCAAGCGGGACTTGCAAATGCAAATACTGGATATTTAGGTCAGCTGTCCAACTACTATGGGCGAGATATTGAATCACAAATAGCATCTCGAGGCGCGCAAACAAGCCAAGCAAATGCCAATGCTGGATATTTAGGTCAGCAGTCCAAATACTATGGGCGAGATATTGAATCACAAATAGCATCTCGAGGCGCTCAAGCACAGCAAGCGCAATCCGTTGCCATGAAAAACGCCATGTTACAGAAAATATTAAGTGGTCAGGAAATTAGTGGCCCTCAGAATCAAGGAGGAAATCAAATTCCTCAGCCTTCTATGCAAGGCCAGGGAATGTTTCCCCATCCTCAAGGACCACAACAGAACCCCAATGAAGCTCACATGAATGTGCAATCAATTCCTAATGAATCAAAGTTAAGTTTTCCTCAAATAACAGCAGCAATGGAAATGATGGGATTGGGTAAACCAAAATTTATTGAATCTGATGGCAAGACGATTGCAATAACTCCGTTTGGAAATAAAGTAGTCAATCAAGGCCCCAATAACTTACAAAAAGAATTAAGTAAGCAAGATGCAAAACAAGTGGGTCAATTAGATGCTGCTGTTCTTAATTCAGGTCAGAAAGAAGATACATTAAATGAAGTTGCTTCGATATTATCAGACCCTACTTTTAAAGAAATGCGACAAAATCCCATCTTAGGAAAGCATGAACTTGGATGGTTTTCTAATTTTGGAACACCCGAACAACAAAAAATGGTTGGTGATTTCAGGGCTTATACAGGGCAAATAATCAAAGACAGTGCGAAAGACTTTGGAGGACAATTCAGAGTTGGCGAACAAGGATTGCTAAACTCAATGAAGCCTAATGATTCCGATTCTTTGGCAGTCATGCAAGGAAAGGCACAATCATTGATGTATATGGTGTCTATGATTAAACAAAGAGCACAGATTGAATCAGAACTTATACGAAACGGCTCCAGCCCAGTTCAGGCCAAAATAGCAGCAGATAAAATGGTCGATACCAAAAAAATCAAAGAAGAGATTAAAAATAAAGTTAATCCACAATCTCAAAATGATTTATCAAGTGTTTCTGATGAAGAGTTGAAGAGAATAGCGGGGATAAAATGAATATAACCAAAGAAATGGCTCTTGCTGAACTAGAAAGGCGCAAAGGATCTCAACAGCAGCCTCAACAACAAGATTCAAGCTTTCTTGACAAAATTGGCAATGCTGCTGGTAAATTTAACAATGCCGTTGAATCAACGCATTTACCTGAGTTTGCAGGAGGATTACTCCAAGGTGCTGGCGATATAGGCGCATCATTAGGAAATATCATTGCGAAGCCCTTAGGGCGTGAAATCCCGCACCCCAATCTTAAGCAATATATTCCTCATGGACTTGGCTCAAATGTAGCGTTTGGCGCTGGTGAATTAGGCTCACAAATTCCATTGATGATGTCTGGAGCAGGTCTTGCTGGAAAAGCATTGGGAATTGGGGAAAAAGCTGGTCTTAGTGGAAAGCTTGCTCAAGGGGCAATTTCAGGCGCAGCAATGGGGGAAAACCAAGAAGGTAATGGCAGAGTGGCAGGGGCAATTGAAGGGGCTGCATTGCCCGCTATTGGCGAATTGGTTAAAGGTGCTAATAAATTACGACCCAAAAAAATAGCAGAAGCTATTCAAGGCGCTGAAAAGGCCAAAGTTAAAGAATATGGCGATAAGTTCAAAAATGTATTTAGTGAAGCTAAAAGCCGCGGCATTAGTGAAAACTTCGAAAAAATAAAGGCCGATGAAAAACTTCTTCGTCGTGGTGGTAACAAGGATTATCTATATTCTCTTGAAGAATACAATAAAAAACCCACCCTTGAAAATGCACATAATGCACAATCAGACCTTGGAAAGTATGTTGCAGACATCGGCAAGCCTACATCAACACTAGATAGACATGCCAAAATTGAGGCAAGAAACGCAGCTAAGTCAATACGTGAGCATATTTCACAACAATTACAAAAAAGCGGTAATACTGATTTGGCTTTAGATTATAATTTTGCACGCAATGGATTTAAGAATGAAGTGGCTCCATATACATCAAACAAGGCGCTTCAGTCTTTTAAGCAAGGAAACCTTACTACTAAAGACTTTGTTAAAAAAATACTGCAAGATAAGTCATTTAAAGCAAAGGTAGGACAGCAAGAACACCCTGAATTATATCAGGCTGAATTAGTTAAGAAAATTTTAACATCTAAGGCATCACAAATAGCAGGTGGGGCAATAGCTGGCGGATTGGGATTGCATGGAATATCGAGATTACTTAAATAATGCTTGAATATTGTTCATAAT